CCAATGAAGTCATTCCAAACATTTCTGAATGAAGCAAAAAATGTGCATATGGAACACTTCGAGGATTCTATTCTGAACCTCGGTTCTGGTGGTGGTGTACAGGCGCTTGATATTGCAACATCAATCGTCGAAAAACTCACAGGACACGCACAAAGTAGAGTCAATATCACGGTCAAGTGGGACGGAGCTCCCGCTGTGTTCGCTGGTATTCACCCAGAAACAGGTAAGTTCTTTGTCGGCAGCAAAGGTGTCTTCAACAAAAATCCGAAGATCAACTACACCAATGCAGACATCGACAAGAACCACAGCAAGGCACCTGGCCTTGCGTCAAAGCTTAAGATCGCACTCAAGCACTTGAAGAAACTCGACATTCGAGACATTCTTCAAGGCGATCTCATGTTCACAGACTCAGATTTACAGGAGGTGTCAATTGATGGAGAAGAATATCTAACATTTCAGCCCAATACCATCATGTATGCCGTCCCTGTAAACTCTGACCTAGCGAAAAAGATTCGATCGGCGAAAATGGGCATAGTTTTCCACACGGTATACAAAGGCTCGACAATTCAAGACCTGAAAGCATCCTTCAACCCACGGGTTAAATCCCTGAAAAAGACTAGGGATGTCTGGTTTACGGATGCCGACTTCAAGGATGTCTCTGGATCAGCGACATTCACAAAACAAGAAACAAAACAAATTAATAGGCGTATTGGGCAACTCAGGACAAAATTGAGCAGGGTAAGCTCATTCCTTGACAACTTCGTCAAGAACGACAAAATAATTGCAGAACTTAAAATCTATAGCAACGCACAAGTAAGGCAGGGAGCTTTACTTGGGACTGCGGAGGAGTTCACAACTTATTTGAACGACAAGATGCAGTCCGCTATAGATAGTCTCAAAACAGAGAATGCGAAGAAGAGAAGAAGGGCAGACGCTGACAAGCTCATCTCATACCTTAAGAAGAATAGAGCTAATATAAACAAAATATTCGACCTCTATCGCAAACTCTCTGATTTGAAGACTGATATTGTCAGAAAACTCGAAAAGGTGAAAGATATTGGAACGTTTGTTCAGACTGGTAATGGTTATCGAGTGACCGCCCCTGAAGGTTTCGTTGCAGTCGATAGAATCAATAAAGGTTCAACACTAAAACTTGTAGACCGACTAGAATTCTCCCGACAGAATTTCACAGCTGTCAAGAACTGGGGTTGAAGAGAGAGGGTTTACCCTCTCTTTTTTTATAAATATGACATAGGAGATTTTTATGTCTAAGTCTATTGTAGTGACATTTGGAAGATTAAATCCGCCGACTTCAGGCCACGAACAACTCGTCAATACAGTTATCAAAGTAGCGAAGGCCTATCGTGGTGCAGAGCATCGCATCTACACCTCGATGTCCAGAGACAACAACAAAAACCCCCTTCCGTATGCAAAGAAAATCAAGTTTCTTCGGAAGGGATTTCCTTATGCGAATATCATCGAAGACACTGACGCCATTACCATCTTTCATGTCATGAAGAAACTCAGTGATGACGGATACAAGAAAGTTATTCTCGTAGTTGGTTCCGATCGAGTCAAAGAATTCGATCGTGGCATTCGTCGATATATCAATCACTCAGATAAAAGCAAAGCATACTACTTCGATGAGTTCAAGGTGGTGAGTGCAGGTGAAAGAGATCCAGACGCGGACGATGTATCGGGAATGAGTGCATCAAAGATGCGTGGTTTCGTAAGAGACAACGATCTTGAGTCATTTCTCAAGGGCACACCATCTCGTATGCCAAAAAGAGACAGAATCTCGATGTTCAATAATCTCAAGAGACACATGAACATCAAAGAAGATATTGAATTTGATTTTGAAGAGAACGCAGAAAACATCTATGAAATGAATCTTCAGCAGAGACGCAAGAGATCACTCGCAGCGAGAAGAACTGCAAAGAAAAGAGCGAGGGCTCGAAAGAGAAAGAAAAAGTTAATGAAAGACTTACCTCGTCTGAAGAAAATGGCACAGAAAGCCGCAAGAAATAAAATTCGAAAAAGAATCATCAAAGACAGGGATTGGAACTCATTGTCTTTTGCGGAAAGAGAAAGAGTCGAAAAACTCATCAACAAGAAAAAAGCCTTGCTGAAGAAACTTGCGTTCCGACTTATGCCTCAAATGCGTAAGAAAGAAATCGAAAGAGTAAGACGAGCGAGAGGACAAGCAAACGAATCCTATACATACTATGAGGAACATGGCGCAGGAGAAGAAGGAACAAAGAAACTTCTGCGTAAATATAAAAAGGATACACCCAATGAGCGACCTGAATGACCCAAGATATCGTAATGTTGCCAATGACATCGCAAAGATCATCGGACAGAGAGTTGGAACCGAGATCAGTAACGATATGCAGATGGCTGCCGTGAAAGCGGGACAGGCTGCAAGAGAGGCAAGAACTCTCGAAGACCGTAACAAAATTCTTAACCAACATCTCATGGACGCTTCAGGCGGACAGATGATGAACACAGGACAAGCAAACACATTCTTCGACGCCGCGATGAGGGCGATGAACGACCAAGGGGGATCACACGAATGAAGCGTTTCAAAGAGCTCACAGAACAACTCGCAGAAGACTACGGTGCAATTTACACATATGGATCAGACCTCGACTCACTCGGTTCTGGTTCCTATGGTGTTCATAACATCGGACACCCAGAGTCACTTGAGAAGATCAATCAATTCGTTGAGAACTTCACCAAGAAACTCTACTTCGATCCAAACCAGGCAGTTATTGAACTTCGTGCGAAGTTGAACACTCTCGGTCTTGATTTTGATGTTACCCAACAAACAGCAAATGAAGGTGTCTATCCGCTCACAATGTTCGGTGGTTCTTTTGGTAAGAAACCAGACACTCCACACAACGAATGGCACAAGAGCGACAACATCACCGAGAAACTCGGTCACGGACTCGAACTCAATGTAGAATTTGTTCGTGTTGGTGATGGAATGTATCAGGTCGAAGCAGAGATCGTTCCAAGTGGACTTGATTACGAAGATGTAGAAGAAGCAAAGGACCACGTTGAACTCGAAGGTGATGATCTTCAAGAACTCAAGTCAGACACACTTCGTTCATATGCCTACAAAGCAAAAGGACAGGTCCAAAGTGATCTCTCGACAGGTAAGCACTCACCGAAGACCAACAAAAGAGCAAAGGGTGTTTCTGCTGCCCTCTCACGCCTAGATGCACGAAAGCAACTCAAGGGCGCACCAAAGGGTTCACAGAGATATGCCGCGTTCGGTAAACTCGCAAGAGAGGAACCAAAGAAGAAAAGTTGACAACATAAATCATGAATTTAAGTGACCCACTAAATGATGAAAATTTCATACTCTATGCGATGAAGTCTTATGACAACCCTCAGTGCGGAAGCACAGACGAGTTTTATGAAGACCTCAATCGAATAAAGTATGTAAAGAGACTCATAAAGAAATACGAGTCTCAAGGCATATTGAGAGAAAGATTATTATTGAATCATATAATCATTCTCAACAATGTGTTTGGTAAAATGTCTCCTCGTCTTATGTTCTACAGTCTTGAAGAGGAACTCCATAGTGTCTTGAAAACGTTTTTGATCTATCTTAGTTTTTTACCAGAGAGAATACCAGAAGTGGACATCATTCGAATACCAATAAACCACGAAGTTGCATCAGTATTGAGGGAAATTTAATGGGACTAGCAGGAAAAGCATTAGACATTTATATTGCATATAAGTTCATTCAGCTTCTGGTTGTTCCGTTCGATCAAACCGATGCCTACAAACTCGGTATCATTGATGACAAGGGTAAGATTCTCAAAAAGAGAAGGCAACTTTCCTCGCAAGAAGAGAAAAAGGCATATCCTTCAATTTTCTATACTCTCGTATGGAAAGTTAAGAGACTTCTAGAAAAACTTCCATTCGGAAGAAGCAAACTCGCGTCGATCGCGGCCGCGGCGTACTTTCTCAAAGAACATGTTCGGAGTCAAGGTGGTGATGCAGAAAGAGTCGAAGATATTCTTTACGGATATCTCGCTGATATTGGTTATGCAGATATGTTAGAATCAAGACACTCAACTGTCATTGAAAACGGAACTTATCTGGTCGAAGGAGATATTCTGGATCTGAACGAATACTTAGATCCAGTCGATATCGTTCTTGGATTCCCAATCTACGAAGTCAATGGAAAGGTATTTACACATGAAGACCTACAGAGAATTAACTGAAGAACTCGGTGCGAATACTGTGGGTTCTGGTAACTTCAAAGGTGTTGGGGCTCCACCAGATGATTTTCCACCTGTAAGAAAAAGAAAAAAACCAGACGACAAGTTCATGGGGTGTCCAGTCTTTAAGGTAACACCCGAAGAATATCAGAAGTGCCTCAAAGGTAAAGGCAAGTACGAAAGATATGCAGGATATCTTGGAGATGACACTTCATACGGAATCAAAGGACAAGTAAAAAAGACTGGTGCAAATAGCATCATTGTCCAGAACAGTCAAACAGGAGAGATGTCTTACCTGTTTAGGAGGTGACTATGTTCGAAGCATTGTTAGCACCAGAGTTTCTATCTCTGGTCGGAGGAAGTGCAATTGGATTTATCTTTCGTGCGATGGCTGAACGCCGCATGGCAGAACAACAGAGATTCGAGAGAACTCTCTCCCTCATCGACAAAAGATCAGAAGTGGCCGATGCCGCGGTCCAGAGAGTCAGTGTGGAAGCGGGAAAGGTGGTTCGCAGACTCATCGTCCTCTGTATTCTGTTTGGGACGATCATCGCACCATTCCTGTTACCCTTCTTTGATATTCCAATCACTGTAGAGGTCGAAGAAGTCAAACCAGCTCCTCTGGATCTCTTTGGTTTGTTTGGAACCAACACATATGTCTCATATGAATCGGTTACTGGTTATCTGTTCACTACAGAGAATCGACAGATTCTTGTGACGATTATTGGTTTCTACTTCGGTAACGCATCGGCGAAAGGAAAGTGATGAGAACATTACTCGCATCCATTATCATCGCACTGTCTGGTTGTGCGGCAGGCAATTACACTCTCAAGGGTGAAAATAATGCCGAACCAACACCAATACAAGTTCAAGAACAAGAAAAGAACATAGCGAAAGCAATCTTTCCTTGGTTCACTTGGACTGCAATCATTCTGATTTGTCTTTGGCTTCTCGTAAAAGAGCGGAAGCAGACTTTGGAAAAAACCGATTCATAATATTGCCGTTGTAATATAAACGATCGCCATTCTCCATTGTCTCGGTCAATACATTTCGTTTGATCTGAATCTCGACTTCAGAATAAGTAAGTTCTCCTTTGGTTTTACACAAGCGTAGAATCTCAAAGGAGAACTTTTCTTTTCCCATCTTCTTAATATCTTCATTGAGTTCATCACAAGAACCAGTATACTTCTTCCAGTTCGATTCCTTTACTACTCTTTTGCGATTGGTTCTACCCTTGACCTTTTTGCGAGTGTAGGAATGAAACTGTTTCTTTCCGATGTATCGTTTTCCTGTATCGACATTGGTGATTTCATAAATGAAACCAAACCATTCACCCTCGTCAAAATTATCTGGAAGACCAGTCCAATGTCCGTACATAAAAAAACCTCTCCCATATTTATGGGAGAGGCCTGGGAGTGTGGAGGTTTTATCAGTCTCTTGCGATTCGTTCTACCCGTGGGTAGTCGGGACGATCACCACGTTCTAGACGATCAAAACGGGGAGCGCGATCACCACGCATAACGTGTTCGCTACGATCCCAGAGTCCAGCGGCAGCACGGACGGTCCATGCAACACCACGGGCACTGTGAGGGACTAGGGCAAGAAGTACAAGCCAGAGTCCGAGCGAGAGTCCAAGAACTCTCTTACCGAGCCATCCCCACGGACAGCATGGCTTTGAACATGTTTCTTTTTCTTGTTTTTGCATCATTTTATAGCCTTTCTATAATCAGAAACTGAAAGTAATTACACTACGAGCAACCCACTGACCATCTTCACCACCGGCACGCCAGCCAGTGTTATCAGTGACGAAGTTCGAACCGAGATCAGTCACTGAATAACCAACGCTGTTGGTCCAAGTGACGTATTCATTGAGGTGGTAGTTACCACCGAGAGTGAGGAGATTAAGATCTCCATCATACTGACCATACTCCCACTGAGCAAATCCTTGGAAGTTGTCGAAGCACTCATAACCGAGAGTAGTAACGACTGACCAGTTGTCCCAGTCATCACCCTCGTCGTTGTTGATCCAATCAACATTAAATGCGATTGGACCGTCATGCCATGCAGCACTCACGGTGTATGAGTTCACCGAAGAGTCCGCGACCTCATTGAGAGCGTAACCAGCGGATACAGAGAAACCATCACCAAAGTGAACACGAGCATGACCGCCAACTGCGAAGTTATTGTCACCGACTCCGTAGACATCAAATCCGTTGTTGTAGAACCCACTGAGTTCGATGTCTCCGATGTTCTTGAAGACTTCGACACCCTGTCCTCGTCCCTGTCCAAAGGTGAGAGCAGTGACTGAGTAGTTGAAGGTTGTGAGTTGAGTTGGATCGTTGACGAATCCATCGTAGAACTGAGGGACGAATTGTCCGACTCGGATGTTGGCGATATCGAACATCCGAAGAGTAACAACTGCATCGAGAAGGTCAAAAGTAGAAGTCTGATCACTCCATTCTCCACTTACGAGGTATGACATTGATTCATCGGTCATGTCTCCTTCGAGAACAAGACGGGCACGGTCCACTGAGAAACCGTTCTGGGCGGGAAGTCCACCGCCGTTTGAGTATTCCCAACCAGTTTGGACGAAACCGCCTACGCGACCGAGCATCCATTGGTCGTTGAGTGATGCGCGGGTAGCGGCATCGAGTTGGACACGCTCTAGAGTGTCCATGTCCTGTGCGGCAGCAACTCCGCTGCTGAGAACACAGGTTGCAATAATAGCGTTGATCTTATTCATATGTTTTCTCCTTATGTAAGATCACTGAGTCTGTTCTGTCACTAAACGACAGTAAGTTATGAAAGTTTCCGTATCAAATCTGTTTTTCATTATATTCACTATAGGATGTACCCACTGAACATTTTCTGGGATGTAACCTTTAGATGAATCTATTCTATCTAAAGACGGTGAGTTTGACCATGAGTCTCTGCTCCAAAACTCCTCCATTGTCAAATCAACTCCAGACAACGCACATTTTCCGTTTTGTTTTTTCCACACACCATTCACATATTCAATATCAACAGTAACTTCAATATTTCTACTCTTTGCTCCGTTTAGAATCCTACTCCACAGACTAGACGGGATGTCACCAAAACCTTTCCAGTTTGGATTTTTAGATCCATTATGCCTTTTACCGTAGCATTTTGTACAACCAGTTGTTCTTCCATATATTAGATTGTGTGATGTAGTTTCAGATATTGTTCCACAACTACACTGAACCTTCCACATCGCTACGGAACCACTAGGTTTTTCTTTTGTTCTAGAATATCCCAAAACAGTCCATTCTCCATACTTTTTGTTTATTTGACTTTCGCCTTTATATAAACAAAGTTTTTTCTTTTCTTCCCAGTTCATTCGTTTCTCCAGAGAATACTTACCCTATACAGATATATATAAAACATTCAGTTTAGGGTAAGTATTCTCTGGATTTTTCAACCTCTTCTTGGTGAGTGTTCTACACTATTACCAGACTCGGTAATATCTACGATCTCACAAGCCCCACCAGAGCAAGCCATCGTCTGACTTCCTGCGGTATTATCATCTTGTTCATAGTTTCCAAGATCATTCCAGTCTATATTTTTTGGCATCTTCGATAGAAGTTCCTCATACTGTTCCTTGGTACAGTCTTGATATGGTGCTTGGCGATATGTTCCTCCGTCCCAAGGCAAGAATGAAATACCAGAGATTTCATCGAAGTTCTCGTAAACCCACCCACCGACAATGGGCCATTCGTGTTCCTTCACAGTAATGGTCACTGATGGCTTGTGTTCGCACCAGTGCTTCTGATATTGTAACCAGAGTTCGAGTTGCTCAATCGCAGTCATGTCATTCCGAGTGACGCAGGCGTCAGGAGACTTCACTGGGAATGAAAATACAGTCACATGCTCTGGCTTCATGACACATGCTTCGTGGGGGAATCCTGCTTCCTTCATAAAGGTGCATAG